AGTGGCGGGGGTTACTCTAAAACGTGGCAAGATGTAGCGACAACGTGGGCGAATATAAAGCCTATCAAGTCTGAAACAGTTGTTAGAGCCGAAAAGAAACAAGTAGATCAAACGCATATAGTAACAATTCGTTATAGAACGGATGTTCAAGCATATATGAGAGTTTCATATAAAGGGCGGTATTTTTATATACTCAGCACCTTAAATACAGACGAACAAAACAAGAAAATTGAAATGTATTGTGTAGAAGGTGAAATTGATGATTAAAGTTGATGTAAAAGTTAACGGACTCAATAAAGCCCTCCAAAATATAGATCAGTTTAATTTGAAAGTTCAAAAGGCTGTTAAAGATGTTGTAAACGAATCAGCCTTAAATGTTCAAGCGGGAGCAAAACAGCGTTCACCTGTAGATACAGGGCGCTTACGAGCTTCAATTGCAATTGAGCCACAAAGTCAAGCACCTTACGTTGTAAGGGTTGGAACTAACGTTCAATATGCAGAGGCGATAGAGTTTGGCACAGCGCCAAGAGTAATTACGCCTACTAACAAAAAAGCGTTGTTTTGGAAAGGCGCTTCACATCCTGTTAAAAAGGTTAACCATCCAGGAACAAAAGCAAAGCCTTTTTTATTTCCTGCATGGGAAGAAGAAAGACCGCAATTCCTAATTAAATTAGGGGAGGCGTTGAAAAATGTCTGAGGTAAAGAGTTCTTTATGGGCTTTGCAAGAGGCTATTTATAATCGTTTTAAAAACGATTCATCAATAACAGTTGGTGTATATGACGAAGTAGACGAAACGGCAACTTTACCTTATATAACAATAGGTGAAGATACTGTAACGGACTTTTCTACTAAAGATTATACAGGCGAAAATACAACAGCAACTTTACATTGTTTTAGTAATTACGAGGGCAAGAAAGAAGCTAAACAATTATTAGATTTAATGTTACGTTCATTAACGAAAACGCCGTTAACTATAGTAGGTTTTTCAGTTGAGGACCTACAAAGAGAATTTTTAACGGTAATTAATGAACAGGGTATTTATCATGGTATTATGCGGATCAGATTTAAAATTAAACCAATTTAAGGGGGTTTTATAATGGCACAATTAACAGTTAATAACGTAGATTCAAGCGGATTAACGCCGACTTTTGTTAGTGCAAACGCAGGCGGGGACTCATTCGTCAATGATGGTCAAACAATTTTAAGAATCAAAAATGCAGGCGGTTCACCTGTCACATTAACAATCGTTACACAATCTTTTTCAAACCACAAAACAAAAGTTAACCAAACAGTAACAGTACCCGCAACAACAGGCGATATGGTTATTGGGTTCTTTGATCCTTCTAAATTCAATGATCAAAACGGACAAGTACAGTTAACATATTCAGCGGTTACTAGCGTAACAGTTGTTCCAATTTCAGTTGCTAAATACTAATTTTCATTTAAAGGAGGTTTTATGATATGGCTAGAGGCGTTGACTTTATTATTGAAGTAAATACAGGTACAGATGTTTCACCAATTTGGACGAAAGTAGCAGGCCAAAGAGGCGGTAAATTAACAAGAGGCGCAGATGATTTAGACCTTACTTCTAAAGATGGTAGCGGTTGGGAAGATTCAGACTATGGCAACCTTAATTGGGGCATTGAATCAGACGGCCTATTAACAGAAGGTGATGCAGGTTATTTAGCGCTTGAAAATGCGTTCATGGGTAAACAAAAAATTAAAGTACACATGAAAACAGCAGGCGGGAGCAAATACGAAGGAAAAGCAATGATTACAGATTTCCCAATTGATGCACCGCATGATGATTTAGTAACTTATGAATTTAAATTAAAAGGTTGCGGAGCTTTATCGAAACTATAATTCTATAAATATATAAAATTTTGGAGGGTTTTCAAATGTCAGCAAATAGAGGTTTTGCAGAAATTGAGATAAGAGGCGTAAAGAAATTCATTAAATTTGATTTAAACGCTACAGCAGATTTAGAAGAATATTTTGGTATTGGTTTTGCTCAAATTATGAGCGAGCAAAAAGTTGGTTTCTCAACTTTAAGAGCTATGTATTGGGCGGGCTTAAAGTGGACTATGAAAGGTTTAACAATTCCACAAGCGGGTGTTATCGTTCAAGAAAAGCTAGAAAATGGTGAATCTATGCAAGATTTATTCAAGCCTGTTTTAAAAGCTATGCAAAATAGCGGTTTAATGGGTAAGAATGACGATTCAAAGGAAGTTGATCCTTTAGAGGGTATTTTAAATTCTGATTCCGAGGAAGAAGAAGGAAAAAACTAAATAGGGGCATTGATTGGGAGGGCTTGAAGCGTATTGCGTTCGGCCCTCTTTGTTTAATGCCCCAACAATTTTGGAGATTAACACTAGCGGAATTTAACGAGCTAGTCGAAGGATATAAATTAAGAAATAAATTAGAGTGGGAGCGAACGGCCCAATTAGCTGTATGGATCATGCAACCTCATGTGAAAGAAAAAATGAGTGTTGATAAATTAATTAAATTAAAAGATGATAAACCAAAAATATCTGAGGAAAAACAAAAAGAATACTTAGACGGTTTATTTAACGAATTGGGGTGAGTGAATGGCAAGTCAAACGTTAGCTGATTTATTTGTTAGTATTGGAGCAGATACAACGGGCTTCGATAGAGAAATGCGACAAATGCAACGGGAAATGGCAACAGCAACCGCAGACATGCGAAGATATGCAGGAGGCTTTACAAGTTCATTTGGTAGTATTGGCCCAAAAACCCAAGAATTAAAAGCCCGTATGATGGAATGGCACGCAACCTCTAAAACGGCTATGAGCGGTTTTAAAGAAGATATGGCGGGGGTACAATTAAAATTCCTGGATATGGCCCAGGGCATGAAAGATTTTAAAGGATCGAATGACGATTTTTTACATGGGCTTGAGAAATTAGGAAAAGAACAAAAAACGATTACTGATAATATGATGAAACAAAACGAGGCTATGAAACTTGGGTTTATACAAGGTATTGCTACAATGCTTGCAAGAAGTACACAAAGCGAGAAAATAGCACAAAATTTTGATCGTATGAATAACCCTTTATACAAAGTAAATAACAGTTTCTTAGCCATTACAGGTAATTTAGAAAGAATGGCGCACCAGGGGCAACCTGCTGTATTAGCTTTAAAAATGTTAGGACCTACCGCAAATATGAAAGCATTAAATGATATGACAATGTTAATTAACGGCGGTTTAATGCGAATGCCTATGGTCGCTATGGCGGGAGGCCTTGCGGTTGGTTTAATGTTTGCAGGATTAGCAAAGTCAGCTTCTGAGAATGTACCAGGGTTTAAAGGTTCATTACAGGAAATGGGTGCTTCTATTAGTTTGGCTTTCCGTCCGATGGTTGAAATTTTCGGCCAGGTAGTAATGGCAATTGCAAACTTAATAACGAAAGTTGCTGTAATGGTATCCAATTTTAATAGCGCACATCCAATACTAGCAAAAGTTATTCAAGGGTTTTTAATGCTTATTCCTATCTTGATCTTAATTCTATCACCTTTAGCAATTGGAATTGGCTTAGTAAACGGGTTAACAGCTTCATTTGGCGCTTTATGGATGATGATTGGTCCAGGTGTCATAGGGTTAGGCGCAATTATGGGAACTGTTTTACTAGTTGCAGGGGCTTTGGTTGCGTTAGGCGTTGCTGTATGGGCGCTATGGACAAAGACAGATTGGTTTAAAGGCGCTGTTATTGGTGCATGGGAGGCCATTAAAACAGCTACAATTGCGGTATGGAATTACATCTATAACAACGGAATAAAGCCCGCTATTGATGCAATAAGCACCTATGTTACATCCGTATTAACCCGTTTAAAGGCATTTTGGCAATTATACGGCGATGATGTTATGAAAATATTATCTATTGCGTGGACATTGATAAAAACTATCTTCATGGTGAACTTAGAATATATTAAAACTATATTCATGGTTGCGTTTACCTTATTAAAAACTACTGTTTCTGTTGTTTTCCAAGCAATCAAAACGATAATTGACGTTGTGTTAAATACAATTGGCGGTTTAATTAAATTTTGGGTTGCCATTTTCCATGGAGATTTTAAAGGCGCATTAAACGCAATTAAAGGAATTTTTGAAGATAATTTTAATACAATTGTTAATTTCATTAAAGGCCTTGGAAAAACTTTCTTTGATGCAGGAAAAGGCTTAGTTGAAATGATGGCGAAGGGTATTAAGAATTCTATGGGCGCTGTACTAGACGGAATGAAGGAACTAGCAAAGAAAGCAAGGGACTTTTTACCGTTCTCACCTGCTAAAACAGGACCATTAAGCGACTTAGATAAATTAGACTTTGGTGGACCAATTACCGACAGTATCAATAAAGCCATCCCGAATGTACGAGGGTTATTAACTGATTTAGTTACTTTACCTGCAATATCTACAGTACATGGACAAGGAACATCAACAAGTTCAGATAATCATGTATGGAATGTTTCAATTAACGCAAGTGATCTACAAGAAGTTAAAAACATTACAGACCTATTTAACACATTACAGCAAACAAAACGAGCTAGGGGGTAACATATGCCTACTAACAATTTTAAAGTGGGGGAAATGCTGAATAAGCGTTCCCTCAACTCTAAAACATGGATTAATTTTGACGGATCATACACAACAGAAATTCACCAAGGACAGATACATTTTGAGGATTATGAAGGTAATTTACACAACATAGATACAAATTTATATGACGAGGCCGACTTATTTGACTATGACGGGCCGATAGAAAAACATGGTAGAGATTTATTAAACGATGCACAAACACGCTCAAGAGCCGATAAAAAGGCAAATAAATTAAATAGAGATGCTTACGATTTTCAAGGCTTAAAAGTGCCATTCCTTGCAAAATTACCACGCAATTTTAAACGAGGGTACAAAATAGGGCATGGTGATAATAAATTACATTTCAAACCCGTAGGCGCTAGTCCGTCTAAAGGTTACGTTGACGAAGAACGAGGAAATTGTATTCATTACCAAGATGCTTGGAACGATGCGGATGTTTGCCTAGAGTTAACGGACAAAGGGATTAAAGAAACGATTGTTTTAAAAACGGATAGAGCGCCTTTTAATTTTTCTTTTGAGGTAAACGGAACACTTGAAGACGATTTAACAGCGGGCACATTAGCATTACAACCCGCATGGCTTGAGGATGCAGAAGGAACAAAACGAGATGTAATACAAACGATTAGACGAGTTGGAGAACAAACATTTATTGATTTACAAGCAGATGTTACAGGTCTTTCTTATCCGATTTATATTGATCCAACGGTAAGTATTCAGCCCGATGGAACGGCGGGAATAGATAGTTATGTTAGCGGAGGAAACCCAACAACTAATTA